TGACCATCATATGGTTTGTCAATATCTATTTTTACATTACCACCAGAAACATAAGTATGAGTTAAAGTTGAAATACCCACATTTACAACAAAGGATGTAGAAGAAGGAATTTGATCTACCTCAAAAATGTAAGGTGGTTTGTGTGGATATGTTTTAGATCCATAAGCACAAGTCAATCCAATACCTGACATTGTTACTGCCATACCAACTGCAAAATTATGATTAGCAGTTGTAGTTACAGTAGCAACTCCAGACACATGATCATAAACAAAATTAGATATATTTAAATTAGGAGTTGTTAAATTAATCCTAACTTGATCTTGTCCTGCATCTGCTTGTTTTGATGTAGTAATACCACTAAACTGCAATTCACCAGTTCCTCTAGAAACTAATCCAAAACTTCCAAAACTACAATTACTATTTGCTATATCTGCTTGACCACCTGTATCACAAGTAACTGCTTCATCACAACATATCGTGAACAATGAAACTAACTGTGCAAATCCACCATTAGTAACAGCAACACCAACACCACCTTGATTGTATTGAGTATATGCATCAACATTCATTGACTTAAGTAATCTTGCTTGATCACCATCAATACGAATACCAGTTCCTGTAGTAGTATCACTTGTACAGTTCTGAACGTAAGGGCCTTTCCATTTACCACCACCTTCATTTTCTGCTATCTCAGTGGTAGGGAAACCTACAGCAGCTGCAGGTGCAGTATGACCACTAAATGTCATATTAGCAAGTTTGCAAGCCTTTCTTACATGAAATAAATCTTTATTAGTTGTATTAGGTAAAACTTTTACTGTCCTTTGATCATCACCTACAATAGCAACAAATGCAGGAACTTCGATAGGATTCATCTCAACATAATTGCCAGATAAAACTTTAATTGTTGTTCCTGATTGTGCAATACCAACAGCAGCTTTAATAGTTAAGAATGCGTTATCAATCGATGTTCCATTATCTGTATCTACACCATCCTTTGCAACATATATAACATTTGGTGCAGAGTTAATACCAGTAGCATTAGAATCAATACTTACATTATCACCAACAGTAACTGCTTCATTAGTAATGGTAACAATACCAACACTGACCTGCTCTGCTTCACCATCAATAGTAATAGAAGATCTACCAACAGTAAGTACTCCAATAATCCTTGCATCACCATCAACAATTAAAGTAGTATTACCAGTTCCAACAAATACAGTTCCTACTCCACTAGTATCACCTATAGTAGTAACACCCGATAATCTAGCATTACGTTGGATATCAATATCTTTTCTACCAGTAATAATACCAAGAGAATCAACATTAGTTAAATCTTGTTTGGTTATAGTTCCTGCTACAGATATACTTCCTGTTATCTCAGCATCACCAAATACATATAATGCACTATCTAATCTTGCAGTAGAACCAATACCAACATTCTTTACAGTATTAATACCAACACTATCAACTGCCCAAGTTCCAGCAGCTCCAACATTATCTCCACCTGTATTTTCAATCCATCTTTGATTACTTCTAACATACTCCTTACCATCTGAAGGAGCATCTTCTATACCACCTCCACCAAATGAAGCTAATTGCTGTTGAACTCTATTAACAAATAGTCTATAGTTTTCCTGAAGTTTCTCATAAGTTACAAACTTCTGATCTAATGGTGTTAATGGATCTGAATTATCTTCATCAGGAGGAATATTTAAAAGTCCCTCAGAGATAACTTCCTTATCAAACTTCTCAAAAGTTTCTTCAAGTTTTTCAATTTTATTTTGAAGAGTTTGATTCTTTTCTTCAAATGAAGAATATATCTTCTTTATCTCACCATCATACGATTTTGCTTCTGGTATCTTAATAGATGAAACTTTTTTAAATAAACCTACAATTTCTTTATTGAGGCCTTTAATTTCTTCATCATAATATTTTACTTCTGGGACTGTTGGTATAGATTCTTCTACATTTAATATCTTATCTTTTAAATCTTTAAGATCATTATCATAATACTTTATTTCTGGTATCTCTGTAACCTTATTAGATAACTTTTCCAGTAATTCCTTTACTTCATCAATATCATTATCATAATGCTTTATCTCAGGTAAATTAGATAATGAAGATTCTATTTCCTTTATCTGGGTTTCTACACTAGAAATTTCCTCATCATAATACTTTATCTCAGGTATTTCTGGAACTGTAGGAATATCTTTTTTTACACCTTCAATTAAATCTAATATTAAATTTAATTCTTCTTCATAATATCTTATTTCAGGTACTTCTGGAATACTTTCCTTTACCTGTTGTATTAATCCTTTTATCTCATCTATCTGATCATCGTATAAAACAGGTTCTGGAATAGTTGGAATCTCAGAACGAACAAATTCAATTTTTTCCTTTAATGATGCAAGATTTGAATTTATATTTGATGGGTCAAATTGTTCAGGTATACTTCTTTCTACTTCCCTTATCTCAGAACGAAGTATTGTAATATCTCCATCATAACTTGCCTTATCAGCAACATTATCTATTCTTTCTTTTAAACTTTCTAATGTATTAAAAACTTCAGTTAAATCTGTTTCTTCAGGAATTAACCCTACTACTGACTGTATATCAGACTTAAGTGAATTTATTTCTTCTAGATATGGATCAACTTTTACTTCTTCTTGAATTATTGCAGCAGGTTTTTCTACGACCTTATCTTCACCAAAATGCCTTTTTGGAGCGTCGATTTTCTTATCGTTTAATTTCTGTTCCTCTAATCTTTTTTGAGCCTGTTCTTCTTTCAAAGAATCATTTTTCTTTCTCTTAAAAAAATCCGAGGGATTTCTAATCGACACTAATAACCTCTATCATTTTATATATCTAATGAAATATTTATTTTAGCAAGAAATTACTCTTTTTTCAAGTTTTCTTGTTTGATCATTTTTGCTAGTTCTGCGGTAGATCCAACAAATAATGCATTAGTAACATTCGTGGGTGATTTTTTGTTATCCTCCTCGTTTACGTCTTTTAATTTCTTTTGAAGATCCATTAACTTATCAGTCGCATCAGACACACTCTTTATAAGTTGTCCTGCTACTTCATATGCTCTTGGTTGCTCAGTTTCTTGAGCAAGTTCAAGGATACCATCAATGGCTTCTTGACCCTTTTCTATTATACTATAAAGATTGCCTCTTGTATAATCATAGTCTTTAGAGACATCATCTTTAGTTAATCTATCAGGTTTTTCCCTAACAACAGGTTTTGGTTCTTCAGGAACCACTTCAGGAGTGATGTTAAATGCTTTATCTAGTTGTTTCATTAGAAGGTACTCCCGTCAAATCCAAAGTCATCACCTTCAGGAATTAATACATCATCAGCATCAGTAATTAAACCAATACCTTCACCCCTTAGATGAGACGCAGGAGTTGTACCGTCTCTACCTCTCTCGACTGTAAGATTATTTCCATCCTTCTTAATAACCTTCATCTCTTCTTCACCAATAGTAATGAATACTCTTGTAGTATTTGTACTTGCAGAAATGTTACTTGCATTTTCTACAGGAATAACAATATCATTTATTAATATATCAGATGCTAGATTGGTTACAACATCACCAGTGTAATTCTTAATTGCTCTAGGTGCAACTGAGTAAGTAACATCTCTTTGACCAGGAAGTGCCTTTCCACCTCTGTAATTGACGGTAGACTTCTTGATAATATCCTTGGAAGCATCGGATACAGGGCCAAATAGATATGTCTTTGCAGTAAATCTTAGTGTATAAAGAAGAACTCTTCTTTGAGTAAAGTCTCCCTCATAATCATCTTGCATTGTAATATTTTCTAATACAATGGGTATATCTCTTTTCTCTTTGATTGATTCAACCAGAGTAACAGTAACATTATATGCTGGTTGGAAATATGGTAATATTTGTTCTGTAATCTGCAATGCATCATCATTTAATTTGCACATAATAGCAAGTTCAAATTGCATATTATAAGGTACTGGGAGATATGCTTTCTTTGAATCTTTTCCTGTTGTAGGATCTTTTACAGTAAATGTTTGAGTTGT